AAATTGATTAATATAGATGGTCATGAAGGTGCCCATGCTTATATGATGACAAAAAGAACAGCCCAAAACTTAATTCACGAAATAGAAGAGCAAGGTATATTAGGAGCAGTTGATAACGCATACTTTATTCGTGGACAGAGAAGAACCAAGATACCACTTGTGATTATGTCTCCAACCCCTGCTGTAGGATATTTAAGAGATTCTACGATATGGGATGAGTCAGCGCACGTTAACTACGAATTTATAGACAGCTTCGCTAATTATTATAAATAAAAACATTAGCAAACTAAAAATTAGGAAATACTTACATGGATCGCTTAAACGAAGCAGATGATACATCGATTGCGGCTGGATCTGTAAATGATTACACAGATACCGACAAAACAAAAGATTCTTCTAATAAAGATATCAAGAAGCGTAAAGATAAGAAAAAAGATCAAGACGAAAACGATATCATTAAAAAAGATACCAAAACTACTTTTGATGCAACAAAGTATATTGATACTGAACCACGATTACAGGAAGCTGTTACCGCAACAGCAGTTGCCACATTTGGTCGTATGAATCCTCCAACAGTCGGTCATGAAAAATTAGTTAATGCAATTATCAAAAAGGCAATCTCAGTTAAAGGTACTCCATTAGTATACCTATCAAAAACACAAGATGCTAAAAAGAATCCATTATCGTATGATGATAAGATTAAGTTTGGTCAAGCTCTATTCGGTAAAAGGATGATTGTTAAATCAAACGCAAAAACAATTATACAAGTTGCACAAGAATTACAAAAGAAAGGCTATAAGGATTTAGTTTTAGTTGTTGGTTCAGATAGAGTTAAAGAATTCGATACTCTCCTAAACAAATATAACGGTAAAGATTATACGTTTAATAGTATTGAAGTTGTTTCTGCTGGTGAACGTGATCCTGACTCTGATGGTGTTGACGGAATGTCAGCAAGCAAGATGAGGGCATTGGCAGCAGATGGTAATTTTGACGAATTCGTTAAAGGAATTCCAACAAGAAACGATAAAATAAGGTTAGACTTATATTCAGCGGTTCGTGATGGATTAGGTATTAACGAACAAACCAATTTTGCGGTAAGTCAGTTTCTTGCAGAAAGAGTTAAGGCAGGTAAGGTCGATCCTTTATCAGCAATGGGTAAACAAAAACTAACAGGCGCTGAAGTTGCCAGTTATTATAAATCAAACCCAAGCGCAAAAGCTGCAGCCAATCGAGATAAGAATGTTAAATTAGCAATTGAACTTGCGTTGGATTTATCAGGTAATATGAATTACGCAGTTAAAGAAATTGATAAACTCAAACGTAATCTATCAAAACATCCTGAAGTTCAAAAGGCTTTAAGATCTGCAAATGAATCCTTCAACATTGACTTATATCGGCAGCATCTATTCAAGAAAGAATGCAAAAAGAAGCCGATAAAGAATCCAAACAGCAAAAACAACAACCTGGGTATTATAAAGATCTAGGTGGTTCTACTAAAGATAAACGCCAAGCACATTTCAATAAAAAGTCAAAGATGGACGACGACAATCCTGATGCTTATGATAAGGCACCTGGTGATGCAGAAGCTAAAACAAAACCATCTAAGCATTCAAACAAGTTTAAGAAAATGTTTGGCGAAGCAGTAGATCGTAATATGGAACGTGCAGGTTTAAAAAGACCACATCAACTATTAAGACAAGACAATACTGTTAACTTCGATTATAGATTCAAGATGTATCGTTCTGCCAAAGAAGCAGAAGCATTAGAGAAACAACGAGCAACTATTGAATCAGAGATTACAGAACAAAGAATAGACGAGTTAGAACAATTGATTGAACAAGTAGAATTCGTATCAGAAAAATCAAATCCAGAAAAATCCCTAAAAGATAAAGCAGAAAAATCAGGTATGCCTTACGGTATATTAAAGAAAGTGTTTGATAGAGGTGTTGCAGCTTGGAGAACAGGCCATCGTCCTGGTACAACTCCAGTACAATGGGGGTTGGCAAGAGTAAATAGTTTTGCTACAAAATCACCAGGTACATGGGGTAAAGCTGATAAAGATTTGGCCGACAAAGTTAAATAATGGATCGTATAAATAATATTAAAGAAGATGGTGGAGCTGGTGATTGGGGAACCGATAAAGCTCGAGCAAGACTTCAAAAGGATACGCCTGGTCAAGAGATCGCGCGCAAAAAGAAATTAAAAACTTTTAAAGAATTTAAGGACCAGGAAACCAAATGAAAAATTTTAGACAAGTATTGGAAGGCGTTGATGTAATCAGCGAGAACCTTTCTAAATCATCAAAAGAGCTGGCAAAAGAAATTGATACTGCTGCCAAGAAAGAATCAGGCGGAGATAAGGCAGATTATCAAGCTGTTGCTAAATTTATATCTCAAGGCAAACTTAACGACGCTAAAAAGATTATTGCTAAATTAGACACCGTCGTACTTGAAGATTTGATTACCTTTATAATGGGCCATGAGGATGTATTCAAAGCAATGTATCCTAGAGCTCGTCCTGGTCAATACGCCGCTTCATTCGCAAGAAAGGAAAGTGTTGAGGAAGGTAAATTACCACCTGCTCTTCAAGCCTATCAAGATAAGAAGAATGGCAAGAAGCCTAAGGATGATGTTGAAGAAGAAATGTCACCAGCTGATAAGGCAAAACGTCTTAAGATGATTAGGCAAGCTGTTGAAAAGATGAATAAGTCTAATATGGAAAGAGCAAAGAAAGATGCTCTCAAGATGATGAAAGATTCAGGTATGTTTGATGAAGATGTTGAACTTCAAGAAATTAGAAAAGCCCCACAGATTAAATATTTACGGTTCAGAGATTAGTGGTTTAAGATTTGGAGGTAAATATTATATGGCAATGGCAATTGATATGAGAGGCAAACTTATGTATAAAGTAATTGATGAGTTTGGTTCTATTGAAACCGTTGACCTTAAAACATTCGCAAAGAGGTTTGGATAATGACATATATATTTGAGGCACTTGCCGAAGTTAGGTTAACAACGGAAAACATTCAGAAAGTTATTAAAATGTATCCAAGAGATAACGATTGGAGGAAGTTAATAACTAAACACCGTAGAGATATTGATGCTCTTCGTAGAGGTAAAGATTTACCAAAGAAAGTCGAAGACGAGTTAATGGCATGGGCATTGGATAACGGCGAAATCAAATCTGATGACGTTGATGAATTAGATGATTTCATTGATAGTATTATGAATGAAGGAACTGGAGTAGATCCTAAAGTTGCTAAGGCTGTTGAAGCTCTAAACAAGCTTGGTTATATGCTCAGAGGCCGGAGGCGATTTCATTCAGGTGTTAAACGTGTTGAAACCTTTTTTAGATCTGGTAATAAGAAATTATTACAAGGTGCTATAGATGTATTAGATCCTGATATTCGTGATGACGTCATGGGTATCCTTGAACCATTAGGTTTTGTTAAAAATGGTGTTGTTGAATCAGTTGATCTTGAAGAGAAGCTAAAAGTATCTGACGGTCTTGGCGCATGGATAACAGATTTCAAAGATTCTGATGCTCCACAATTTAAAGATGCCGACGAAAAGAAACGCCGCGATATGGCTATAGCAGCATTTGTAGCAGCAGGCGGAAAGCTTGGCGAAGATACCGAAGAGCAATGAAAACCTTTAAACAGTATTGTGAAGCAGACGGCTGTTGGTCTGGATACAAAAAAGTTGGAATGAAAAAGAAGAACGGTAAAGACGTTCCCAACTGTGTACCAGAATCAACGGAGCTTGAAGAATTGAACACGAATCAATTAATTAAGAAGTTAGCTGCTGATACAATATTCAAAAAGAAATATACTGCGGCCGTTGCTAAAGTAAAAGAAATCATGTTTAAACACGGACCCAAGCCAAGACATGGTAAAGAATACTACTCAGGCAAGATTGCTCAACAATTTGGATTAGACCCACATGTTTTAGCATTACTTGTTGATGAACAACTATCCGAAGGTTCTGAATCTTGGGAAGACGGTTACGAACGTCGTGTTGTTAAAACAACAAAACCAGAACATAAAGAACAAGGTTATAATTGGCGCATCAAAGGCAAAGATAAAGATAACCTATCAATCAAACTATATAAAACTAAACCAGACAAAGCAGAATTTGAAAAACAAATGAAGCGAGTCGCAGGACATGAATTCGGAGGATAAGATGGCAAAGGAATTAACAAGGCAAGAAAGATTAGACGTAGAGATCAAGAAAAGTCTTGACGCAAGAACAAAAGAATTTAAAGAAAAAATCAATAAGCTAACTTATGAAAAAATTAAGCAAGCTTTAGTGCCTTCAAAGGAGCCATTAAAAGGTTATCCGCATAACGAAAGTATGGTCGAGGCTGCAGATCCTTGGCAGGATGATATAGATTACCTTAGCAAATTAGATAAGACTGATCCTAAAAAGGCAGCAGCTTTTAGAAAAAGAACTAAAGCGCTTAAGAAAGGTGGTGGTTGGAATTTAGCAGGAAAGCCAACGCCTGAACAAAAGAAGATTATGCAACAAATGGATAGGGATGCCAAGAAAAAGCACCCCAATTTATATAGAGAAGAAGTTACTATTTCAATGGACGAATCCGTTAACGAAGCCCTTAAAGCTGGTAAAGGAAAAGGACTTGCAGATAAACGTAAAAAGTAGTTGACATTTAGTCACAGAGTTGATATAATAATATAATGAAAACCATATCTGAATATAGAATATCCCCGCTCGAAGAGGAAGCAGAAATTGTTCCTTATAACGAGCTGCACGTTGTTGTATTAGGTACAGGAGATGGTGACGGTACTTTTGCTGATATTGTTGAAGAAGTTTCTGTTAAGAGAGATATCAAATACGATTTCGTTGATATAACAAAATCGTGGATTGCTGACTCTGATATTGACATCGGAACTGTAAAGCTTCGTAACGTTGATGGCAAAGATAAAGATATTGAGATTGAAACACATAACTCAATTGTATTTGTAAGAGCAGGAGCAATCGGTACGCTTTCCTCCCAAGCGTTTATATCCTCCTTACAAGATATTGGCTTTTTGCTTGTTAACGATTTAGATTCTATGTTAGTCTGTGATAACAAAATGTCCAACGCATTATTGTTAGGTCGTAATAATATACCGATTCCAAGAACATCATCTATACCCAACGAACAATCTATCGAAGACGCTCATAAACGAGTAGGTGGAAAGTTCCCTGTTATTGTTAAAACACTTAAAGGAACTCAAGGTGTTGGTGTAATGAAGATTGATAGTATGTCATCTTTAACAGGTGTATGTCAATCGTTATGGAAATACGATGCTGATTTGTTAATACAAGAATTCTTTGAAATGAAATCAGATATACGTACTCTACTTGTAGGTGGTAAGATCATTGCTGCGGCAGAAAGAATACGAGCACCAGATAACAAAGACTTTAGAAACAATGTTCACCAAGGTGCAACAACAGAACCATACGATTTATCAAAGAAAGAGATCGCAGTAATTAAAGCAGCCGCAAGAGCAACAGGCGCAGTTTATTGTGGAGTAGATCATTTTGTTGATAAGAAAGGCAATCCTTATATTATCGAAGTAAATGGTTCTCCAGGTATTCGTTCTCACTTTGAAGGTTATGATCCTTGGACAGAAGAGAAACAAGGTAAAGTATCTGATAAGAAAGTTGTAGAGACAATTATACAATTCTTTTCTAAGGATGTCAATAGAAGACCAATCTTTAGACAAGAAGCAGGTTATATTGAAACGATTATATTTAAAGGTATGGAAAAGAATCCTGTACGTGCAAAGTTTGATTCTGGTAACAGTGCAAAAGCAAGTATGCTCCATGTTGATAAAATGGAAACAAAAGGTAAAATGGTATTTTGGGAAAAGAACGGTCATAAGTTTGAGAGTGAAGTAATATATGTCTCAAACCCAACTCGTGGTCAGAAGGCATTTGATACAAGACCTGTAATTGAACATGAGATCTTTTTCAATAACAAGAAACATATTGCCGAAATCGCGTTATCATTAAAAGATACTGCTTCAGAGATGTTAGTGAATCGCAAACTAATGACAAAGTTCAAAGTTGCGGTGAATCCTAATAGACGATTCATACTCAGCGATAAAACAGATAAGAATGATGAGAGTGATCACTAATGAAAAAATTTACAGATTGGAAATACGATGGGTTTGGATTATACGAAGGTGTAACAGTTCCTTTAGAAAGTCCTATGATTGAATTTGATGATTCAATGGGATTACTTGCAGCAGAAAAAGAACCTGAGTTAAATACACCAAAGCGTTCAAGTGGAGATAAAAAGTATGTTGTTTATGTACGAAACCCTGACACAGGAAACATTAAAAAGATTGAGTTCGGTGATGAAAAGGGTGGTCTTACGGCTAAGATTAATGACAGAGATGCAGCGAAGAACTTCGCAAGCAGACACAATTGCGATACTAAAACAGATAAGATGTCTGCAGGGTACTGGGCATGTAGATTACCTAAGTATGCAAAAGAACTCGGACTCAAAGGAGGAGGGGATTTCTTTTGGTAAGCCATATACGGACCTAAATGATATTCGTATATTTGATGTTAATGAAGATGAATCGAAGTTTGTCTGGCATAGAGATAAAGAAGATAGAAAGATTGAGGTATTAAAAGGCGATGGTTGGCAATTTCAACCCGAAGGATGTTTACCTTTTCTATTAAAGCCAGGCGATCACTTTTACATTGAAGAAAATGAATACCACAGATTGATTAAGGGTATTAATAATTTGGAAATCCGAGTAACCAAATTGTTATAAATAAACATAGAACATATAAATTAGAGCAAAACATTTTAAGGAGACACAAATGGCAGACGGTAGTTTTAAATTAGTTGACATGGACGACAAAAGTTATAAGAATGCGTTGATGCTGGCCAAGAAAGCAAAACTTAATCCGTTTTCTAAAAAAACTTCAACTGGAATGGAGTTAAGTGTTTTTGGTGATAATAAAGATATAATGAAATTCATCAAAACTTTACCAGAACAATATAACGAGGAAACTAAAATGTCCGATTGGAAAGAAATTATCGAGAGTAAGATTGACACTAAGATGTCGGCTGCTCTTCAAAAGAAACAAGAAGTGGTTAGTGAAAGAACTGTTGAAGAAGAAAACGAATATCAGAAATTCTTTCAATCTGCTTTGAAAAAATTTGGAGTCGAATCTCCAGCAGAGCTTGATGACGCAAAGAAGAAGGAATTCTTTGATTACGTTGATGCAAACTGGAAGGGAGACAACGAAAAGGCTGAGGGTACTGAAGCTCAGGACTCGATAAAGCCAGCAAAGAAAAAGGATTTAGCTGCTAGCAATTGCGGCGGTTAAGTCATTATATTATAGGAGTAAATTATGTTTTTGATTGAATGGATTAAAGGCTTATTTTCTAAAGACGAAGTAACTCCTGCTAAAGTAGACCCAGTGAAGGAGCCAAAGAAGGCTGCTACTGCAAAAGGTCCTCAAGTTACTAAAGCTGCGTTAGGTAAACTAACAAAAGCTGGACTTGAAGAAGCTGGTCGTAAAGCAGGTATTGTACTCGACAAAAGAAAAAAGAAAGCCGATTTAGTTAATGAACTTTACAAAGTTTTAAAATAATAAAAATAATAATAGGAGAATAACAATGGCACTATGGGGAAAAACAGACACAGCTGCTGACGCACCAAAGTGGCTCGAGGATGATGTTAATAACACTAATAAGTCCAATGATAAAGACAACGCAGTATTCGTTGACTTGACAGAGGCAGGTGTTGCATCTAACAAAGCTAAAGGTCTTACAGGTCCAGGTTGGTGGTTATACCATACAGCAGGTGGAAGACACCACGCGGAATGCTTAGTTCCGATGAAAGTTACAGCAGTTGCTGCTGGTGACTTAGGTGTGACAGGCGATACAGCGGTAGAAGACGCGATTGTAGCTGACGCTTAATCTAAAAAGATTGCCTTTATTGTTATGAATTTGACTGAATCAACCTTTCTGCTATACGCGATGAAACACTATGACAACCCTCAGTGTACTGAGATGTCAGAGTTCGAAGAGGATATTAAGAGATTTCAATATCTTCGTAAACTCTTTAGTCGATATAGACAAGATAAAGATCTGAAGGAAAGGTTAATTCTAAACCATCTCATTGTTATATTCAATGTGTTTGGTCCGCAGGCAACAAATATGTTATTCATGAGATTACATGAGTATCACGAATATTTAAAACCATTCGTACTATATTTGAATTATATGCCAGAACTGTTAGTATACGATGATATGGTGGTAAACGCAGACTCAATTAATGGGGATCTGTTTATTGAAACAAGGCTCAGGGAAATTTAAATGGTAGTAGATTTATTTCTAGTTTTCAATTTCATAAAGCGGCTAGTTACGCCCTTTACGAAGTGGGAAGCATATAATGAAGGAATTATTGATGAGAAGGGTAATATCCTAATCAAACGTAAAGACTTCGTAAAGAATAGTCAGAAATCCGCGTTTGGTATTTTTGACCAAATGATATTGAATCTGAAGAAACTATTAGGTAAACTTCCTGGCGGACAAACTAAACTTGCATCTTACGCTTCAGCCTTATGGTTGATACGCGAACAGCAAAGAATCGAAGCTACTAACTATTTAACAGAGGAATCTGTTGAAGAAGATTTAGAAATTGCGCTAGAAAGGTTTCTATACGAAAACGAAACGTTAATTGCTGAAGCAGCAAAACGCGAGATTGACGAAGAACCTGCTAATGCAGTCGGTGGTGGTAACATTGCCGGTTTAGGAATAGGACCTGATGGCGAACCAGGTGTTTCTAAAAAGAATCAAAAGAAACATAAGAAACGTATTCGAGATATTATGGGTACGGTCAAAATGGAAGATGCGGTTGCTGCAGCTAATCTTAAAGCAAGACAAGCGTCTGAACTTGAATTGATGAAGGATCGTCAAGATAAAGACAAAGAAAGGATTAAACTAAAACATGCTGCCGAAGTCGAAAGACAGAAGGCTCAAGACGAAGTCGAAAAGGAGCGTGAGAAACGTAAACAAGAACGCGATAAAGAACGCGCTGCGGCTAAACAAGCAATGGGATCTACCGCAGGTTAACAAAGGAAAACAAAAATGAAATCGTTTACTCAATGGGAAGAAACTTTAAACGAAGCTAAAGTTACTATTGCTCAATTAAGACCTGGTCTAACTGTAACCCCCATGTGGAAAGGACGCAGTGCAAAGAACTATGGTATATCAGGAATGCCTGTTTACGATGGTAAGGTTAAGGTTCTTGGAATGGGAATAGTACCTTTTGGTAAAAAAGCAGAGAAGAAACATGTAATCGGTAAAGATTACAAAGACATTCAAACCAAGTACAAAGATATTTGGAAGTCTGACGAAATTCGATTTGGTAGCTACTGGAGTGCACAAGGTAGAATGAAAGCTTTCTTTTTCGCAATTGCTGATGCAGATAAGAAAGTTCCAAATGGCTTTGTATGTTGGATTTGGGAAGTAATAGATGGACCTGATAAAGGTACAATACATTATTGCTTTATTGATTCTGATGACAAATGGGCAATTGCATTCTTAAACAAATCTGCAGAATTTGAGCTGATTACTTAATGCCTACATATAGTAAAGTTTTAGAACTGGTTGAAGTATTAAAAATTGATACGGATAACACCGTTAAGAAAGTTACCATAAGCGTTAAAACTTATGATGAAGCCGTTGGAACTTCTATATTTTCTAAACAGCCTATGATTGCTGTATTGAGTGCAGAAGATTATGCCAACAGCGAAGTAACAAAAGTTACAACAGCAAACACTGCGGTTGATATTACATTATGGGGATATGAATATGCCGGTGGTGATAATTACTACGCAAATAATATTCAAGATTATGCAGAGAGTCAAGTGGAGTCCTTATTACAATTCCAAGGAACAACTTCAGTAGATATATCTACATTATCATAAAGAGGAAAAAAAATGTTTTGGAATAAAGATACAGATATTGATGTAGATCAATTGAGAGAACAATTAACAATTGATGAAGGAAAGGTAAATGAAATTTATCATGACCATCTTGGTTATGCTACTTTTGGCATCGGGCATCTTGTGCTTGATTCTGATCCAGAAAACGGACAAGATGTTGGAACACCAGTATCAGAAGAAAGAGTAGTTGAATGTTTTGCCAAGGATGTAGAAACTGTAGTTGCTGACTGTAAAATATTACATGAAGGCTGGGATGGATACCCTCAAGAAGTCAAACAAGTTGTAGCCAATATGATGTTTAATATGGGCCGCACAAGATTATCAAAATTCAAGAATCACAATAAAGCTTTAGCTGCTGGTGATTGGAAAGAAGCCGCTGTTGAGGGTAGAGATTCTCAATGGTACAAACAAGTTACTAACCGAGCCGAGAGATTAATGGTTCGTTTAGAAAATGTATAAATAAATTTACTAACAATATAATATGGAGAATACAACATGCCAGTAAATGACATCATCCAACAAGCGTTTGACAATAACCCGCTTAACCTTAAGAAAGCTTTTGACGACGAAATGACAAGTCGTGTAAGAACAGCTTTAAATCAGAAATATCAAGATATGACTGATGAGCATCCTGAAGTTGCCGAAGTCGAAGCAATGGGCTCTGAAGATACTTTTGACGAAGTCGATGTACATTCAGGTCAAGCAGTAGAGTCAGTAGAAACACCAGAAGAAGACTAATATGTTTAACCAATTGTTCATAGGAATCATATTGGTGCTCAGTCTAGGTAGCTATTGGTTATACTCAGAAAACCAAACTCTTAAGATAAACAATTCAAAATTGGAAGGCGCAGTAGCAGAACAAAAAGCTGCTATTGTTGCTATCCAAGAATCGTTTGCGAAACAAGGTAAATCTTTACAGAACCTTCAACGCGGTTATAATCAAATAGAACAAGAGAAAGATCAATACCTTGCTATATTTGCTAAGCACAACTTAGATAAGCTTGCCCTTGCTAAGCCTGGGCTAATTGAACTGAGAATTAACAATGGAACGGCAACAGTATTTGGAGATATAGAGAATGACAGCAAAGCTATTAGCGAGCTTGACGCTCCTGACGTTCCTTAGCGGTTGTAGTACCCTACAGAATGTCTTTGGTTCAAAAGAAGTCGAGATTATAACAAAACCTATAAAGATCGAAATCTTACAGCCTACACTACCACGACCTATCAAATTAGATAATCCTAAGTGGTATGTTGTATCAGAAGCTATCGTTACAAACCCTTGCCAAAAGCAAATGAAACTCGACGAGAACGGGAATCATATTGTTAAAGAAGATGGCACCCATCAAACATTCAGACCAAAGACTTGCGATCTTTTAGATCGCGAAAATCCTTCATGGCCTGTAGGTTATACTTACCTTGATAGATTCCTCGACGATATGAAAAAGTTGAATGGAGGTGATGTAGTGTTCGTTGCAGCCACCATTGGAGACTATGAGCTGATGTCGAAGAATACGCAAGAACTCCGTAGATACATTCGTGAATTGGGCGAAGTCATTGTTTATTATAGAAACGTGACAATCGACGATGAACCTG